CGGAGGCGGTGCTGCGGTGTGGACGTTCCCTGTGGAGGGTCGGGGGGAAGTGCCTACGCAAAAACCTCTGGCTCTCGCGAAAGCGCTGGTTGGCGATTTCACGGAGCCGGGGGAGATCATCCTTGACCCATTCATGGGAAGCGGCACTACCGGAGTAGCCGCCGTCATGATGGGTCGCGAATTTCAAGGCATCGAGAAAGACCCGCGCAACTTCGCTATTGCCTGCCGCCGCATAGAGCAAGCCTACGCCCAGCGCCCGCTGTTCGAGCCAGCCCCGACGCCAAAGCCGCAGCAGCTTGGACTGGAAGCCGCATGACATCCTCTCTTTTTCGCTCCCCCTCCGCCGAGGCCGATATACCGGCAAGTTGCATCGTAAGCGACTCGGCTGGTGCTTCATGTAGTTCACCGGAGAAACAGCGTGTCGGACAGGATCGACTCAGCCGCGCCGAACTGCGCGCCCTGTCCGATGCTGCCCTCGACGGTCACATCCTCGACTGCATCGAGCGGCAGAACCAGGCGCAAATCCGGTGGCTGGCTAATGGGTCGCTGGCCGATGCCGGCGAGCGCGACGGCTGGATGCTGGCCGAGCACGAAGCTCGGGACCACCGCATGGTGCGCAGGGAACTGGCGGCGAAGGGGAAGGCGTGAAGCGAGCCCGTTACCTGCTGTCGGCAATTTACTGGACGTTGCGCCATGGCTCAGTGAGCCGCGGGCGCTGGGTCGCTGAGTACGAACGCGGAAGGCTCCGCTGATGGCTGGGATGGACTGGTTTCGCTGGCACCACGGGTCTGTGACTGATCCGAAGTTCCAGCTTGTAGCGAAGAAGGCTGGAGCCAGGCCGTCCGACGTGATCGCGGTGTGGGCCCGACGCCAAAGCCGCAGCAGCTTGGACTGGAAGCCGCATGACATCCTCTCTTTTTCGCTCCCCCTCCGCCGAGGCCGATATACCTGCAGGCTCCACGATGCCAGCGCCGCCGTGTGTCACAGGACAGCCGGAAGCGATACCCGCTGTCAGCGCCGGACTACGCGGCCCGTCTTTGCGCGAGCTTGAGGCTCACGCCGCTAGCTGCCACTACCTCCAAAGCCTCGCGACAGCCCGCTACAGGGGCTCCAAAGCCATCGCAGACGCACAGGAAGCCGGACGCTGGCTGGTGCTCAAGGAAGAGGCGCAAAAGGCCGTTCTAGCGCTTCGGCGGGAGCAGTTCAACGCAGATCACGTTGACATGGCTGGCGAGTGGACGGCTGAGGTCCTGGAGAGCAAGCAGGCATGACGGCTCCGACCTGGAATGAGCTTCGGGCCGATGGCCGCATGGTTTGCGATGCCGCAGGCCGCAAGGTGGCTGTTTACCCAAACGCCAGCGGTCACATCGTTGTCGTGTCGGAGGAAGCCGGCCGGCGCGTCTACGCCGAAGTCATGCCGGACGAGGCTGATCTGTTCTGCGCGCTTGTCGCGCGTGCAGCCAAAGAGGGTTTTGACCTTCAGAACTACCTTGAATCGCAGTACCTGACGTACCGAGCGATTGAAACTGCAAAAGGGGCCGACTGATGGCTCGCGCTAGAAACGTCAAGCCTGGGCTGTTCAAGAACGAACTGCTCGGGGTTGCGGACCCACTCTACACACTGCTTTTCGAGGGGCTGTGGTTGCTGGCAGACCGGGAGGGGCGTCTTGAGGACCGGCCGGTTCGCATCAAGGGCGAACTGTTCCCGTACCGCGACGGCGTAGACGTTGCCGCCATGTTGCTGTGGCTGGAAGAAAACGGATTCATCCGGCGCTACGAGGTCGATGGGCAGGCGCTGATTCAGATCGCTGCATTCGGGAAGCACCAGGCGCCGCACGGCACCGAAAAAGACAGTGACCTACCAGACGAAAACGGGCTTTTCACAGTTCATGTACGGGGCAAGAACGGATATGCCACAGGAGAGTTCTCGTTAGTTAAGCGTTGCGTAACTGTTAAAGAACCGTGCAACAACTCCCTGACTCCTGATTCACTGATTCCTGATTCACTGATTCCTGAAAGAGAGGGCGGACAAGCCGCCCGTTCCGTTCGAACGCCAAAACGAAAGCCAACCGAGCCATCATGTCCTGGCGACGTGGATGCGCAAGTGTGGGCCGACTGGCTGGAACTTCGGCGCAAGAAGTCGGCGCCGGTTACGTCCACGGTCATCAAAGGCGCGCGCTCGGAGGCGGAAAAGGCCGGTATCAGCCTGACCAGGTTCCTGAGCGTCTGGTGCGTTCGTGGAACCCAAGGGCTACAGGCCGAATGGCTTAAGCCGCACGAACGAGGCGGCGCCGTTTCCGTGGGCAACAAGTGCCCGCCGTGGTGCAAGACCGCAGGCTTTGACAGCGTTTGGGAGGCAGAGAACGCAGGCTGTCGAGAACACAACGCCGGTCAGTTCCGTGATGGCAAACGCACGGAGGCCGCATGAACGCTCACGAAATCTCCCAAAGGCTCGCTGGCGAAGCATCGTCCATTGCCTCGTACCTTCTGCCTGGGGGCAAGAAAGCCGGCGCCGAATGGAAGGCTGGAAGCGTCAACGGGGAGGCAGGCGGCTCCCTCTCGGTGCGGCTGACGGGCATCAAGGCCGGCGTCTGGAAGGACTTCCAGAGCGGAGAATCTGGAGACCTGTTGGACCTGTGGGCGGCGGTGCGAGGATGCTCGATCAGCGAGGCGCTGGCTGAAGCAAAGCAATACCTCGGCATCCGCGACACCATGCCGGAGCGGCAAGCGAAGCCGTATACCGTGCCGGCAAAGCCGAAGATGGCTGCGCCGACCAAGGTTCTTGACTGGCTCGCTGGGCGCCGGCTGTCGAATGCAACGATTGACGCCTTTAAGGTACGCGAGGTCCAGCGTGGTGGGGCAGCGTGGGCGCTGTTCCCTTACCTGCGCGATGGCGTCTACGTCAACGGCAAGTACCGCAACCCAGAGGACAAGAAGGGGATGCAGCAGGAAAAGGACGCCGAGCCTTGCCTGTTCGGCTGGCACCTGATCGACCCCAAAGCCCGCACGGTGGCAATCACCGAGGGTGAGATTGACGCCATGACGCTGCACCAGGCAGGCATTCCGGCGCTGTCCGTCAATGCCGGCGCCGGCAATCATCAGTGGATCGAAAACGACTGGGATCGACTGGAGCGGTTCAGTGAGATTCTGGTGTGCTTCGATAACGACGAGGCCGGTGACAAGGGGGCGCCGGAGGTCATTAAGCGGCTCGGCGCCGAGCGGTGCAAGCGGATGCGCGTTGGGGCCAAGGACGCGAACGAGTGGCTTATGCAGGGAGCGACGCCTGAGCAGTTCCGCGAAGCCGCGAGGACCGCCAAGGCGCAAGACCCAGACGAACTGCGTTCGGCCGCCGACTTCATGGACCGCGTACTGTCCATGTTCTACCCGGCCCACGATGCGCCGACGAATCCGGTTCTGCAACTGGATCAGAAATTCGATTGGTTCGAGTTCCGCAAGGGTGAGCTGACGGTGTGGACCGGAATCAACGGCCACGGCAAGAGTTTGCTGCTGTCTCAGGTGCAACTCGGGCTCATGAGCCAAGGCGAGCGGTTCATGGTGTTCTCCGGCGAAATGACTCCGGAATACCTGCTTCAGCGCATGACCAGACAGGCCACTGGCGCATTTAAGCCGACGCCGGCCTACATCAAGGCAGTCAAGGAGTGGCTGCGCGAACGCTGTTTCATCTTCAACCAACAAGGCAGCGCCACCATCAAGCGCCTGCTGGAAGTGTTTGGCTACGCGCACAAGCGTTATGGCGTGACGCACGTTGTTATCGACTCGCTGATGATGACCGATGTTCCAGAGGATGGGGCTGGTGCCATGACCGCGCAGAAAGAGGCAATCCGCTCTTTGTGCGACTTCGCCAAGCGAAGCGGCATCCATGTTCACCTTGTAGCGCACCCGCGCAAGGGAAAAGACGAGAGTACCGGGCCTGGCAAGTTGGACATTGCCGGCAGTTCAAAGATCAGCGACGGGGCTGACAACGTATTCACCGTCTGGCGTGCGCAGAAAGACGAGGCCGAGGAATACGACCCCGAAAAGCCGGACGCCAAACTGGAACTGAAGAAGCAGCGAAACGGCGACGTACAGAACTACTCGCAATGGCTGTGGTTCAACAAGGGCTCAATGCAGTTCCGCGCACAGAAGAGGGCGCTGCATACGTTCTCTTATGTGCCATTCAGTGGCGAACCGGTTGAGGCGACGCAATGAC